TTATCTTTCCTGATGTCAATAAATCAGGCCAAGATGGGTATGCCTCGAGACGTTAAGTCCTCGATCGAGAAAGCCGAAAAGAAGTGTGCTTTACATTTGACTACAGAGCCTCCAGCCCTTGTTGATGAGATAATATCGATTCGACGAGAGTTGGTTGGTGGTCGCAAGTTCCATTCACAAGAGGAGCTTGACTTCCACGAGTTGAGTGTAACGCAGATAAATAAACAGACTATATGTGAACAGTTAAAAAGAACCGTCCGGGAAATGTATTTTGAAACTAAATACACTAGGCTCATCCATTATGAGCCATTCTTTCCATCTACATCTTCTAATTATAACCGAACCAGATCCTTAATGGGAGCTGTAGGAGAGGTTATGAATTTCATTGAAGAAGATGCAGATTTACGACAGTATCTTGATCGTGAATTAATCAGACTTCAGATCCAACCCGTTAAATTCCGAGAAGAATTGACACGTCGTTATGGAGATAAAGGAGTTGCTGCACAAGAGCAGATCGATCCTGACCATGAACAATTAGGTAATGCCTTGAATTTCTTTGACGAAGAATTTAAGCATGCATGGGTATTATTATTCGATAAGCTTTTTGAAAGAGCTTTTATCGAGGAACCAAATGTTGAACCTCTTGGACTTTTAGAGGCTTTGAAGATACGCGTAATTTCGAAGGGTCCTCCCTTCCTTTATACTGTCTTGAAGCCCATACAAAAGTTTCTTTGGGGTGTCCTCAAGAGACATAGTGTTTTCCAATTAATTGGTACACCAATCACCACAGACCTAATCAATAGGACGATTGGCCCAATGGACCCCTCTGAAATGCTGATCAACGGCGATTATAAAGCATCAACTGATAATTTACACAGTTGGGTAAGTGAATGTCTAGCCAATGAGCTATGTGACGTTTTGAACGAAAATGCGGGCTTGCCTGGAGATGATTCCTTTATCATCGATCAGCGCTTTCGAAGCATGTTAATACGTTCATTAATCCATCATCGTTTTTTAATTGATGGGGTGTGGAAAGACCAAAAAGAAGGGCAATTGATGGGTTCAATTACATCTTTTCCCTTTCTTTGTCTTGCAAACGCGGCTTTTTGTCGTTGGGCTTTAGAAGTAGCCGACCAAAAAGTTTATAGAATCACAAATAGATACATTCATGGAACTATTAAAGCACCATTGCTAATCAATGGTGACGATTGTACTCTTAAGGGAGACGGGAAATTCATCCGTCAATGCTGGGAAAAAATCACATCTTTTGGTGGTTTGACATCCAGTGTTGGGAAGACTTTCTTTTCGCTTCCTGAGAGGCCGATCTG